ACCAAATACCTGCAGTTGGCCGCCCACAGCGATGTCTGGTTCAAGCCGACACCGTTCGTGCGCCCAACCAACCAGGATGCTGTGTTCTCACAGTTGCTCTGCTACGGGCAGCTCACATGCAGCAACCGTGCCCGACAGGGCTTCATGCACTCGGCTACCTGATCCTGATGGGACGAGGATTCGCTTACGCCCACAAGGTTGGCTCACGCCCATACGGGCAGCCCGCTGGCGACCATTATCGGGAATCGACTCCACGGCCTCAAACCGTGGGGCCTTCCCGAAACGTCCAGCAAGTCAACCCGATAGGCGGCGAACCCGTTGTCCCAGAATCGGTCAGGTGCAGCTCTCTGACCCGCGACGGGGCGCCCTGCAAGGGGCGTCCCGTCGGGGACGGAGACTTGTGCGTCTTCCATAGGGAGTAACCGTGGACATTTCGACCATGAGGTCGTATGTCCGCTCAGTGGTCGACATCGACTCGTCGGACATTTCCGACGATGTGATGAACCGTTTCCTGGGCGAAGCCTACGACGTGATCGTCTACTCGGAGAAACGCTGGCCGTTCTTCGAGGCGGCTACCACGTTCAACACGGTCAAAGACCAGAAGGACTACACGGTCGCCGTTGTGGGCGCGGCGGTTACGAACGGGTTGCGTGAAATAGCGTCGCTCAGGACCGACAATCACGTTCTCGAATACATCGGTCGTGATGACGGTGATGTCATCTACCCGTTGGATTCCAACACCTCTGGCAACCCGTGGTATTGGTCTTTCTGGGCTGATTCGGTGCGCCTCTACCCGACACCGTCATCGGTGGACACCATTTACGTCCGCGGGTATGCGGATCCTGCGGCGTTCGGAGCGGGATCTTCTGATGCGACGGAACCGTCGGACCTGCCAACCCCGTTCCACATGGTTCTCGCCACCTACGGGATTGCTCGTGCCTACGAGCAGCAGGAAGACCCGACGATGTCGGCGCAATACTTTTCGATCTTCAACCAGGAGCTGGACAACCTGCGTGCCCGCTACGAGGACATGCCTGCGGCACAGCCGGTCAGGTTGAACAGTCGCAGCGTGTCACGGTGGATGTCGCAAAGGTATCTGCCGAATCGGTTGCGCTACGCCTGGGAGTCGTAGCCGGTGGCGTCGACCACTTGGAAGCTTGAGGCGCTTGAGGCTTTCACGGGCGGTTTGAATCTTCGTTCCGACCAGTTCAATCTGGCAGGGAATGAATCCCCCGATCTGCTCAACGTCCTGGTTGATCCGCGTGGCGGCATACGTCAACGTGACGGCGTGGATCGAAGGAACCTGACAGCGTTGAGTGCCGACATTCAGGGAATCTGGGCGTTGCACACTGATAGCGGCACCAATCAGGTGATGGTGAACTACAGCACGAAGGTTGCCCACAGTGCTACGTCAAACTTCACAGACTTGACAGGCATCACCTCCCGAACGGATGGTTCCCGCGTGTACGGCGTGACGATGAACAACGTCGCCTACGGCGTGTCCTACGACCAAGTGTGTTTCAGGTGGAACGGCACGACGGCGGCGGATCTCGGCGTGACGTTCGGGTCGGGTGGCAACATGCCGCAGGCCCAGTACATAGCGGCGTGGAACAACTTCGCTTGGGTTGCCAACACCTACGAATCGGGGACTGCCCACAAGTACCGGTTGCGCTGGTCGAACGCCAACGATCCTGAAACGTGGACGGCAGCCGACTATGTCGACATCGACAAGGGCGACCACGGCGACTACATCACCGGCCTGTGCCCGATGGGTGACCGCCTGTTGGTGTTCAAGTCGAACAGTGTCCATGCCGTGTTCGGCTTCGACTCTGATTCTTTCCAGGTGGTGACGTTGAGCAACGATGTGGGGTCTGTTCCGTTGTCGTCGCCGGTAACGACCCCGTTCGGGGTGTTCTTCTGGTATGCCGACCAGGGCGTGTACCTGTACAACCGAGAATCTTTTGTTTGGGTGTTCGACAAGATGTCGCCGGCTGTTGACGACGGGCGCATTTCGTTTACCACGAATCCGCAGCTCGGATGGGGAAACAACAAGCTGTACGTTTCAGTTGACTGGACTGAGGCGGGTGCGACGACGCGTCGGACACTGATTTATGATCCGACGATTGCCGGCGGGGCGTGGGTCACCACTGACATTGATGCTGCCGCCATGTATTCGTACAGGCCACCGAATAGTTCTTCAACCGTTTACGGCGCGTGCGTTGCCAACACGGGGGTGTTGATCGACGTTGAGGACGAACAGAACCGTTCCACGGACAGGTATGCCTCGTCGGCTGAAACGCACATTTCGTCGTATTTCGTCACACGGTGGGTGTCGGGCAAGAACCCGATCCTGAAGAAGCGGTGGGGTCGCCCCCGCCTGGTCACATCGGCTGAAGCGTCCATCGTGTTACCTGTCCAGATTTACAAGGATTACGACAAGTCTGCTGCCACCGGCAGTTTCAATGTGACCATCGCTGGGAAAACGTCCACTTCACTGTGGGATACCGCCAAATGGGACGACGCTGATGACACATCGCCGTATTGGGCGGTATGGGACGCTATCTCCCGTGATCTCACCGCTGTGGTCTTGAACCTGCCCACACTCGGGACAGCGAAGGCTGTAAGTGTGAAAGTAAGCGGTCCGACTTCTAACAACCATTGGGAAATGAACGCTTTGGCTTTCGCCTATACGCCGAGGAGGCTGAGATAGATGGCAACACTGGCCGTTACTAACTCGTTCTCCGCTGGGACGACCATCGTCGCAGCGGACATGAACGAAAACTTCGACGACATCGAAGCATTCGTCAACAGCACCCCTGGGGTGATCCAGAACAGTTTGGTCGATGCCAAGGGCGACATCATCGCCGCTACGGCCGCCGACACTGTGGGCCGACTGGCGGTGGGCACTGACACCTATGTGCTGACCGCCGATTCGGGCGAGTCAACGGGTCTGATCTGGGCAGCTCCCACGACTGGTGACGTGACCGGCGTGGCCGCCGGCACGAACATCGATGTCGCGTCGGCCTCAGGGCCCGTTCCGTCGGTGGCTTTGGCAATCGACGCTGCTGTTGATGTCGGGGTCGACGGCACGGGCGTTGACGTGAGTTTCCACAGCGGCACTGCTGGTGATCTCATGCTTTGGGACGCGTCTGATAAGGCGCTGGAGTTCACAGATTCTAAGATCACGATGGGCGACAACCTCATCGAAACGCCAGAGTTGATCGACTACGCCGAATCGGTCAACGCCATTGGTGGCACGGGCGGAGGCACGCAGTCTCTGGACATCGCCCTGGGCAACGTCCAGACGGCAACGGTTGACACGTCAACGAATACGTTCACGTTTGACAACCCGTCCATTTCAGGCAAGTCGTGTTCATTCACTTTGATTCTTACGAATGGCGCGTCGCAGACGGTAGTTTGGCCGACCTCGGTCGATTGGGCTGGTGGAACCGCGCCGACACTGACCGCATCAGGTATCGACATTTTGACGTTTATGACCATTGATGGCGGAACCATCTGGTACGGCTTCTTGGCCGGCGCGGATATGTCGTAATGCCTCTTGGGGCGGCTAAGGCCGCGTTACTTGGTGCTGCTGGTTCTGCTGGTGGCCTCGGTGCTGGCTATTGGGCTGGCGGTTACATCGGTGGTACTCCGAACAGCATCAAGCAGATTTCCAAACTGTTGTACGTTGACGATTCCTGTGCGGCGATCACACCCGTGCTGACCTACACGAACTATGAGTTGGGCGGGTACGCCAACGCAGGGGTTTCTGGATATTGGGTCGGTGGCCGTCAGGACGGTAGCGGCACCCTGTTGACGCTTATCAATAAGACCGACTTTGACGACGATTCGACCTCCACGGCCAGCGGAAGCCTGGATGATGCCTGTCGTTTCTTCGGTGGCCTTTTTGCCAACTCGGGAACGGCAGGTTATTCCTGCGGCGGCTCCCCTTCAGGGGGCCGTACTGACGCCATTGAGAAACTGCTGTTTGCCGACGATTCCTGTGGTGCGATCACTCCAGTCCTGTCGCAGACGACTCGGGCTGGGGCGGGGTGCGCCAACTCGGGGACGGCAGGTTATGTCGCTGGCGGCAATCCCGACACGAGTTACACGACGGTCATCAACAAGACGGCCTTCTCGGATGATTCCACGGCAGCGATTGTGCCCACCCTGTCGGTCGCAAGGTGGGGCTTATTTGGGTGCGCCAACTCGGGGACGGCAGGTTATTGGGCTGGCGGTGCGGCTCCGCTGAGTGACGTGATTGACAAGACGGCCTTTTCCGATGATTCCACGGCAGCGATCACACCGACTCTGGCGGCGGCAGTCCGCACGGGCGGTGCTGCGGGCCTCACGGGGACGGCAGCGTATTGGGGCGGCGGCTCCGACGCCGTCGGCTACTCAGCGGAGATCGACAAGACCGACTTCTCTGATGATTCCACGGCAGCCATCACCGCAGACCTTGCTACCGCTAACAGCGCTCCAGCAGCCTGCTCCAACGACGCGGGGTTGTAATGGACATCCAGCAGGCGATCATGGAAACCTCCCAGCCACGTTCCCGCTACATGCTGGAGACTCTGACCTTCGGCGCACACGACACCCCTGAGATGCGCTTCTACTACTGCGTCATCGAACTCAACGACAAGATCCACAAGTTCCGTCTGGCAGAGATCGGCAAGGAACGCATGGAGCGGGAGATGGCCCGTTTGGAGGAGTCCGACGAGCAGGACGCCGACCTTGACCTGCGGGAGAAGCGTGCCGAATACGATTTCTTTATGAGTGTCATGGCGGGTGGGGAACGAGAACTCCGCGACCTGTTCGACATCTACGAGAAGATGGAGCATTTCACCCGTGAGCAGATCGACGCCAACCAGCAGAAGTATTGGGAGGCGCGTATGACCCGTCAGACGCAGATGCAGATAATGGCGGGCGGCGTCCAGTGGTCCCAGTTGGACGCTATGCGAAAGGTCGGACTGCTGGACGATCTGGTCGCCGAACGCGAAGCAGTCCTCGTCCAGACGAACGGACAAGGGGAGATCAGCGGATGAAGTACCTCAAGTGGAAACTGTCCGATGGGGTTTCGGGCACCTACCCCGTCGAAGCAATAGGGGCGATGGGTGGCAGCGCCAACCCGTCCGCCTACGCAGCCTCAGACGGGTATCACATCGGCTATTTGTGGGAGGACGTTGACATCAGCCAACTTGACTCTGTGTGGGATGTCACGGAGGTCACTGAAGCGGAGGCGCTTGCTTTCGCTCAGGCACTCTGGGCCGACGCTGAGATTATGACCGACGGGCGCATCTCTGCCCAGCCATTCGTTCCGCCAGCCTGATGAACGAGCCGACCGATATCCGCCAAGTCAGAATCCCAACCGTCGCATTAGGTTTGATTCTGTCCGTGGCGGCGATAGTCGGCACGGTCACATGGTCATCTGCACGCCTGGTGGCACGCATCGACCATTTGGAGGCAACAGTGTCATCCATTGAGCAGACGATGGACATGAACGCCTACGCCAGGTCTGTCGACCTGGAGGATTTGCAGGTCACGGTTCATGCGTTGGGGGTCGCGTTGGATGATTTGGGCGACATGATCGACGATGACTGGTCGGTGGAGGACTGATGCCAACCGTCGTGTACAAGCCGACCCACAGGTTTGTGGGACCAAACTCCCTATCTATTGAGTACGAACTACGGAAGATCCAAGAGAAACTCGACGATCTTGAAGCACGGGTAACGGCCCTGGAGGCGTAGGAGCAGCATGGCTATCAGACGAGCAGCAGCAGAGTACGGAACGGCGATCAGCGACGAGCAGGTCACGGTGTCCACGGTTGCTATTGGGATCACGGCAGCATCAGGAGCTGTCGCTGCGATGGTGACCAACGGGGCGGAACCGATCAGGGTGCGTTGGGGAACGCCGACGGCCAGTGTGGGCCATTACTTGAACCCGTATTCGGTGCTGGACTTGTATGAGAACGATTTGGGCGACGTGAAGTTCATTCGCGTCGGTGGGTCGGACAGCATTATCGATGTCACCTACTTTGGTGTATAGGAGCAGCCATGCCGTCAAGGATCACGCAACGCATAGATCAGGTTCCCACGGGGGACATCACTGCTGTGACGACGCCGTCAAACGGCGGTTTGTCAGGGGGTGGGACGAGTGGCGCTATTGCCCTTTCTGTGGATGCAAGCAATCTGACAGCTCTTGGGGCGACGGTCGCTACGACGGATTACGTCGTGATTTACGACACGGATGGAAGCGCCACCAAGAAGGTTTTGGTTTCTAACATGCCAGGGTTGTGGGCGTAATGGCTTACAACATGCCAGGACTGCCATTCGATGTTGGTGCCGATCCGCTTAGTCGGCTGCGACCCCGACCCCGTGGAGGGATGCGCCCCCAGGGGCCGGTTGACCGGTTCGATGAGTCAATCGGTGAGAGGTCTCGCGGTGGGCGGATACCTCCCGAGTTGTTGCAGATGCTGATGGCGCAGTTCATGGGCGGTCAGGGTGGTGGGGCGCCTCGGCGTCCTCCGATGGGCGCCCGCAGACCACCGATGGGTGGCGGCAGGCCACCCGTGATAAAGATCGAAGACCTTGTACGGGCCATAAGTGGCCGCGGTGGCGGACG